AAGAAGCACGGCTTGCGGATGCTCCCCGAGCACGCCAAGTTTCAGGATGGGTCCAACTCGACTGAAGCCGGCATTACCCAGATGGAAGAGCGCTTCCGCTCGGGGCGCCTCAAGGTCGCTGCCCACCTGTCCGACTGGTTCAAGGAGTACCGCGACTACCACCGCGACAACGGCCTCCTTGTAAAACGCCGCGACGACCTTATGTCAGCTACCAGAGTTGGCGTCATGGCAATCCGCTTTGCGAAGCCTATGGAGATGGGGACCAACAGCCGCAAGGCCCGGCAGGGCCAGATCGCGCCCGGTACTGACTTCGATATATTTTCGTGAGAACCGAGTGCAGCGGCTCTGCACACAGCAGAAGGAGTAGTATTATGTTGACAATTCTTCACAAAGAAAAGAGCGGGCATCAAAGCCTACAAAGTGCAAAATCTGTTTCCTTTAATCCAGGCAGTACAGATACCGAGACTTCGGTAGATGCTTTCGGATGTTCTGGTGAAGGTGGAGCAGTCGTGAATGGATATTGCCGCTACGGAAATGGCAGCATCTACGTGATGAATGACACCGGAGCGACTGTGGCAGTTTACGATTTGGATTAAGAATTGCCAGGCAGGTTTCTTGGTCAGGGGAGATACGGGTTCGAGTCCCGTTGCGGCAAAAGCGTAAGCCGTATCGTCTAATAGCTAGGATTACCCCGCCTCCTTGACATTGCGACTCATTCGCATTAAGTAAGGCCCATCTGCGACTCAACGTCCACGAGGGCCTGAATGGCTGCATCCTCCAAGAACGACATGATCTCGCCCGCCGCGTCAGCGCTCGGGCTCGGAGATCAACTGCACCAGCAGCTCGAAGACAACCTTGACGACGAGAAGAAAAAGAAGTTAATGGCGGCAACGCAGGGCGGCTACATGGACATGGGGTCGCCGGCCGCAATGTCTCTTTTCGGGCAGACCCGATGAAACCTATTGCCTACATCAAATCAGATATCGCTCGCCGCACTGCAATAATTGGGCTAGCTCCTATCGTCTTTATTGTGGCAATAGTGTGTGGAGGTTTTTTAGGTGCAAAAGAATGGTCTGAAGATGCCTGGTCTTCAGCGCGGTCTGCATGGCACGGTAAGTTATGACAGCACTCGCAGGTGTCGGCACTGTTGAGGCCCCGGCAGTAGTCGGGGCTTCGTCGCGTCGTGGCATGGACGCATCCCTCCAGTCGCAGGAGGACACCGACACTGTTGCGAAGGTGATGCAGCTCTTCGAGCAGATTAACGCCTATCGCGTCTCATTCGCAAGTATGTGGGAGGAAACGGCCGAGGTAATCGCGCCCAACCAGAGGAACACGTTCTATAAATGGAACTACAACTGGCCCGGCATGAAGAAGACCGACCGGCAGATAGATGCGTCCGGTATGCTTGCGCTCTCGCGGTTTGCAGCGATAGTGGACTCATTGATAACCCCGAGGAACATGACGTGGCATACGCTCGCTGCGTCGAACGACTCCGTGCAGAAATCGCGCCGGGTCAAGCTCTGGATGGAGAAGGCTACCCGTGCTTTGTTCAAGGCACGGTATGCGCCGACAGCGAACTTCCCCTCACAGAATAATCAAAACTTCGAGAGTCTTGGTGCTTTCGGCAACATGGCCATGTTCACCGATCAGCTCGTGGACGCTTGGGGTCGGCCGATCCGTGGGCTTCGCTACAAGGCAATGCCCATTGGCGAAGTGTTTATCCGTGAGAACCACCAAGGTCAGATAGATGCGATTGTGCGCGCGTGGCGCATGACAGGCAAACAAGCCGTAGCGAAGTGGGGCGAACGCGCTCCCGTCGAGCTATGGGAAGCGATGGAGAAACAAAGTGAAGCTGTTTTCGACTTTTTTCACGCCATCATCCCGAATGACCAATACGATCCGCTACGCTTGGACGAGCGTGGAAAACGATATGCTAGTTATTACGTTTCAGTTACAGGGCGCGTCCTCCTACAAAAAGGAGGTTATCGCACCTTTCCAGTCGCTTTCTCGCGATACGCTCAGGCGCCTGGAGAAGTATATGGCCGAGGCCCTGCCACAAACGTATTACCTGGGCTGAAGACACTCAACGCGCAAAAGACCACGTTCCTGAAAGCGGGCCACCGCGCGGCTGATCCGATCTACTTAATGTTCGATGATATCATGGAGTTCAACGCGCGGCCCGGCGCAATGAACGTGGGTGGTGTCAATGAGCAAGGACAGGCGCTCGTACACGCGCTGGAGCCCGGCAATATCCAGATCACTAAGGAGATGATGGACGAGGAGAGGTCGCTTATCAACGACACATTCCTCGTGTCTCTGTTCCAAATCCTCATGGAGACGCCGGAAATGACGGCGACCGAGGTGATCGAACGTATCAATGAGAAGGGCATTCTGCTGGCGCCCACAGTCGGCCGGCAGCAGTCCGAGTACCTTGGGCCGATGATTGAGCGCGAGCTGGATTTGCTTGTGGACATGCGGATGCTCGACCCGTTCCCTCCTGAGCTTATCGAAGCACGCGGCGAATACGAAGTGGTCTACACGTCTCCCCTGTCACGATCACAAAGGGCGCAGGAAGCTGCGGGCTTTATGAGGACAGTGGAGACAGCACTCTCGGTGTCGAGCCAGATGCAAGACCCCTCGATCCTCGACCCGTTCAATTTTGACGAAGCGCTGCCAGCTATCGCGGAAATCCAGAGCGTCCCGCCGAGCTGGATGAACTCGGAACAACAGATTGCTGCCAAGCGGCAGGCACGCGCGAAGGCGCAGGCACAGCAGCAGCAGATACAGGCATTGCCGGCTCAAGCTGCGATGCTCAAGGCGCAAGCTACCGTGAGTAAGGCCAATGGTCAACCGACACCAGCACAAGTAGCCGGACCTGCGGGGCCACAATCAGGTGGAGGTGTAAGTGGCTGAGTTCGTTCAGTCCAAGGAGCAGGCGCTCGCAGTCGTGCAAGAGCTGGTGACAGACTTTCACCAGATATTCGACAACCCGTCTGGTGCGAAAGTCCTGAAGGCACTGGAGAAATTCTGTTACATACTGGAGACCACATATTACACTGGTGACAAAGCACCTGACCCGCTCGTGTTGGAGGGACGCCGACAGGTGTTTCTCTTCATCGCAAAGAACCTGAACCTGTCGTCCGAGCATCTATTCCAGATCGCGACCGGACGATCCAACCCTTACCAGATGGAGGTTACCAATGGCTGAAGGCGACACACAGACGCAGCAGACCCAAACTCAGCAGACTCAGCAAACCCAGACGCAGAGTGCGCCGTGGTTCGACGGGTTCGACGCGGAGGAGAAGGGCTACATCACCAACCGCGGGCTCGATAAGAAGACGCCCGTGGAAGCCGCGCGCGAGGCAATCAAAGCCCACCGTGCCGCGGAGTCGAAGCTCGGCTTCCCCGCCGAGCAGCTCGCGCGTATCCCGAAAGACCCGGCCGACCAGACTGGCTGGGCACAACTCTTCGAGCGCCTGGGGCGCCCGAAGGACGCGAACGGCTACGACTTCACCGCAGCTACGGCTGCTGGTGCCGATGAAGGCTTCCTGAACTTCTTCAAGGAACAGGCGCTCGCGCTCAACCTGACGAAGGATCAGGCCGAGCGTCTTGCGAAGGAGTACGTGGGCTTTGCTGACAAGGCTGAGTCTAACGAGACTGCCGAGCAGACCGCAGCACTTGCGTTGGAGCAGACTGCACTCGACCAGAGTTGGGGCTTCAACAAGCAAGCCTTCATGCTGATTGCCAAGAACGCTGCTGAGAAACTCGGCATTAAACCCGAGGCAGTGGCCGCACTGGAGAAGCAGGTTGGCTACAGGGCCGTGATGGAGATGTTCCTGAAGATCGGGACAGCCATTGGTGAAGACAAGTTCGTACAGTCGGTCCACGGCACCGGGCAGGTGATGACGAGTGAAGGTGCGGCCGAACGCCTCGCGCAGCTCAAATCTGATCCGGCTTGGGTGAAGCGCTATCAGCGCGGCGGCATGAACTCGGCTGAGTTTAAGGAGATGCAGAACCTTATCCGCCTCGCTAATACGAAAGGGGGTAACTGATGACTCTCGTTCGTTTTAGCGTGCTGCGTGACCTGACGTATTGGAACCCGGCCGGCGTGGAAGCGTATTCCGATCTGCCGATCTTCCAATATCCAGGCGGCGTCTTCAAGAACTATCATATCCCAGTCAACGCGCAGAAAATGAAATCGGCACCTTTCAACGTGCCGGATACGCACGTAATTGCGATCCTGCCTCGCACACTGGTCGAAGAGTGGATCACAAAAGATGCCTAGCGTTTCAGGGGCCCAACACCGCCTGATGGAGATGGTTGCGCATGATCCGGCCGCGGC